TACTTCCACTAATTGGTTTTCTCCCTATAATATCATCACCAAATAAAATTTCATATTTCTCATCATCTATTTCTTGTGTTAGAAAAACTCTTGAATTTTTATTTACTTGAAAAATATTTTTATATGATTGATATTTTTCAGTAATAACACCTGAAACTTTTACACGAATTGTGGAAGAATCTACACCAGTATTTGGAATTGTAAATCTTTGATTCGATTGTGATTTGTCTACTGTATATGACTTTGTTAAATATGAACCTTCATAAACATCGATACCTGTGAAATTTGCAAATCCATTATTATCAACAACTACTGTGATATCTTCTGGAATTGAAAATATATAATTACCATTCTCAACAGCACCCAAAGCAACGATTCCTGCCTTTAGAGTAACTGTCTTTGAATTTAACCCTGTAGTATTAACTGTAAAACTAACCTTTGCTTTTGACGCACTTTTGGATCTAGGAACATATCCAATATTACGTGCAAGGGAGACTACATTTTCTCGAAGAGTTGCACTATCAATAAAGGATTCATTTACTGCCATGTTTGTATTGAAGGCAGTAATATAAGAATTGTATGCTAATACATCAATTAAACTTGAAAAATTAGATCCTTCAAAATCAAAATCCGTGAAATTACTATTCGATCTCAGATAGTCCTTTATCTGAGTACGTAAATCATTAAAATCTAGATTTGTGAAATTATTGAAGGACATTATATTCTAGTTGGTTGTAAAAGAAACTCTATATTTTGAAGAGGAAATGGAAGTCCAACAATATCGTAAGAAATCTTTGCGTTCAATTCATTTGAATCTTCAATAGATTCAACCAATACCTCTCTTACTCTGATTCTTGGTTCAAAGTTACTCAATACTGTTTTAATTTCTTCATCAAGTATTGTCGAAACTTCTGGTTCATTGAGTTCAAATAAAGAATTATCAACAGAGGTTCCCAATAAATTATTAAAGAACCTCTCACCAATACGAGTTCTAACTAAGTTAATAACAGATTTTTTAATCGCATCCTCATTTTTTAATACAAGAACATCATTCGTCACTGGATGTCTAGAAAAAGACAAACTAATGTCCCTAAAACTTCTAGAAATACTAAGCATTTAAACAATGGGCATGAATAATATATCTATAATACTTTTTAGATTATTTTTCCGTATGTTGGTTCAGTTCCATAGTCCCAATCATCATAATCTTCATCATTTCTAATTCTTTCGTGTAATTCAGTTTGTTTCTTTAGATCGTGCTTTGGTGCAAAATCGTGCATAATCTCCTGAATAACTCTTTTTGGTTTTTCTTTATCAGTATCATTATCAGTAATGGGTTTTGTAGTTCCCCACATTTCTCTCATATAGTTTTTGTCTTGATCAATTTGATAAAATGCCATTTTAGTTCCTCTGTTTTTATCTTTAAAAACAGAACTTTTAAGGAGGTTTCTATCTCCTTTAACTATTTAACGATCTAACTGACGAAGTTTATAATTCTCTGAATTAAAATACTTTAACAGTTCTAATGCTACTAATTTTGGATTTCCATCACCGCAAGTATAAACATCTATCGCAATACAACCTTCCTCAGGCCATGTATGACAAGAAACATGACTTTCTGAGAGTGCAATCACAATTGTAAGACCTTGAGGATGAAAACAATGCTGAAAAATATTCAAAATTGTCATTCCAGCACGTTGAATGCCACGTTCCATGACTCCCTGAAGGGCAATACCATCATTTAGAAGGTTGTGTTCTATATCATAGACCTCCAAAAGAAGGTGATTGCCCATCGAAAACTGTTTCAATTCAATATCTTTAGTAAAAATTTATTTATTTTGTTTTTCTTCTGTAGTTTCCCAAAAATATTCGTCTGTATCACCTAATTTACCCCATTTTCCATTCAATCCAATTTCTGTACGATAAAAATGAGTGGATATTTTAAAATCAGGTTTTTTGGGATTATTTGGAGTTCTAGATGAACTGTATAATCTCATTCGGTTGTTGGGATACAGTACAAATTGACCATTTTCCAATAAAATAAAGTTATGGGACTTATGTTCCTCTGGTAATTCGCTTTGACCACAATCAATTTTATCATTATACGGGTGATAATTATCTAAACTAAACAAATATTGACCTTTAAGTTGTCCAAAGTCTCTTGTGCGAACTTCAAAATCCAATTCTCCTATATGTTTTTTTTGAACACATACCACTCCATAACTCATACAATCCCAAAATTGTAAATTGGTTAGATCCAAATCTGGTTCTGGAGTTTTTGGTGTGGAGACAAAAGCACTGATTGGTAATTTATCATATAATGCACCATATTCTGGTAGATATGTTTCAAAATAAAAAGAACGACCTGGTAATGATTTTGCTGTTACCAAAACTCCTTCTACAAATTCTCCATGTCCATCTTGAAGATCACGAAGATATTCTTTACGAACCCACACTTTTTGTGCAGGCAAATTTACAATTAATTGACTCATCCCCTACCTTGCCCTCTATATTTCTTACGTGCCGAATTACGACTCGTAGAACTATATTTAGTGTTTCTTCCCTCACCTTGACGAGTATTTTTTGGAACACTCGCAATCTGCATATCCTTCCGACTCTTTTGTGCCATTTTTTTAATTCTCCATCTAACGGTTTTTATAAGGGGGTTTTTATAAGGTCTCCCAGGCCATTAGAAATGCTCCTACAAGACTCATCAAAACCTCATAGGAGCATTCCTATCATAACGTTTCAAAGAAGGTCAAGAAAGACCTTCTAAACACTTATCAGATGATCCGTGTTTTCTCGTGTCCAACACGAATCAAAGGATCACACCAAATCTCATATCCTTGCTCTTTTGCATCAAGACAGAATGAAACATCTTCTCCACACATATCCTGAACCTCTCCAGATTCAAAGACTTGCATCTTCGGAGCAAACCATGGATACTCAAGACTTTCAAATACTCCCTTCTTAATCAATACCCATCCAAATCCAGTATAATCAACTGTAAATGGTTTACGACGTTTCTGAATCGTATCCAATGTCTCGTGATTCATTACACCACCAGACTTACGGAAATCTTCTTCCTCTAACCAATGTGCAACAGACGTGGTGTGACCATCCTCAGTGCAATACCATCCAGCAGCAATATCCTTATCCATCGCAACCAAACGATAGAACTTTTCAGTATCAAATACAATATCACTATCAATCCAAAGTTGATAATCATACTGCAACTTGCCATCCCAAGGAATCTGCTTCGGTCCTCTGAGAACATTTGCTCCAAGTACCTTGCATCGTGCAAAGTTTACCATACTCGAATAATCTTGACTAATCTGAATACTTGCACCACTTTGTACTAAATCAAAACAAAGTTGAACAAAGTTCTTCAAATAAATGTAAGATACTCCTCGTCCTGGAAGACAAAATACAATTGACTTCCCTCGAATCATCTCCTTTGCTGCTTCTAAATTAAACTCTCCTTCCACAGGTCCTGTAGGAAGTTTTGCTTTTACTGTAAATCCTTTAGCCATAAAAAATAATTTTTTTCGATACTACATTATTTTACCACAGCAAATCATTCATTGCAAATGGTCTCATCCATATTTAGTTCTACCTGAATATTCTCATCATTACCACCAGAAGTCCATACAAGTCCTCTGATAGTTTTCAGATTTTGCTGTAAATCACTCTGCGGCACTTGACTTAATATTTCATTCCCATTGACTGAAATATTATACGTATTCATCTTCCTCCACTTTTCGAAGCAAATCTTCAATCTCCTCTCTCAAACTATCATTGATAACTAAAATCTTATCAGTATCTAACCGATGCTGAATTGTATCAATTATCAAATCTCTCTCATAATCATCAAAATCTAATCTCATTGTTCTCTCGGGGCATTTTTTATTATATATCCTTTTAAATCTTTATACATTAAAAATTTTGGGCAGAATTTTTTTATATGAAAGACAATTTCAAGGTCGATTTCGGTCCGTTGTAGGTTAGGGTAGTGTTGCGTTTTTATATACGGGGGCAACGGTTTATAATAAGAATAAAACAACGCAAAATATAACTGTCAAATCAGTGCTGTTGTATTATAATAGACGAACGATTATAATACTTTATAAACAGTACTGTTTTATTCTTAACTCAAAATAATGGGGGGTGGGTATAAAC